TATCTGCTGTGTACGCTCTCTAATTACCAATACTAATGATAAGTAATGAGGTGAATAGATGTAATGAAATCCGCTTGGCATTTGTGAAGGTTCTGCTGCCAGTAAAAATTTAGGCATTTTTAATTCGAAAAGTTTGCTGTTATCCATATTATTTTGTATGTTTGCCCCTCATTTCTAAGGGTGTTAAATCGTTAGAATTGTTTTAATTTTACAAGTAAGCCCCTAATGTAGTGTTAGGGGCTTTGTTTTTGTTAGTATAAATATTCAGAAATATATTCATTTATACTTTCTTCAAAGTCTTTCAAATCAAACTCATAATCTTCATCGTGAGTTATTCTACCATTGAGAGCCTTAACTATAATATTGGCTAATTCTTCACCAAAGTATGCTTTATTTGCCCAGCCTTTGGATTTCCAAGTGCCGTAACCTGACCATTGCTTATCAACCTCTATAATACAAGGTTCTAATGCTACGATTTGAGATGCCAAATCATCTACAATAGGCATTAATTCACTTACTGAATAATCACCCTTTCTCTCTGCTAATTTGTTGAATAAATCTTTCATTGTTCTAAGTGTTTAAATTGTTAATAATTGTTCTTGTTTTAATTTTACGTTGCAAAGATACGGTAACTATTTTAATTACGCAAGCGTTTTGCTTGTTTTTTTTATTTTATTTTGTTTTAAATGCAACAATGGTTTGTAAGTGTTTTAATATCAGTAAGTTATAAGAATATTTTTTTGCGATAAAAAAGGCAAAAGGTAGTGTTATACCCTTTGCCTTGGTGAGTTACTCACTTTCGTTTATTATAGGCTGCTCTATCTCATACGTTATAGGTATTCCTATTTGGGTAGCGATATAATGCTCGATACACGCGCCCTTGCTTTCTTGCCATCCCTGTAACATATAGATAGCGTTACAGTGCAGCAGGTCGGCAATATCTTTAAGCATATGTGCTTCCCAGCTGTCGTGCTCTGATAGTTCGTTTTCTAAGGGGTTCACGGGCTCATAGCCTAATCTTTTCGTTACTTTTGCTGCAGCGGCAAAACGTTTGCGAGTTTCGGTGAGGTCTGTACCGCTGATTTTTCCTGAGATGTAGATTTTCATTTTAATTGCTCTTGTTTATAGGTTTGTATGAGGGCTTTTACGCATTCTTTTTGGGCTTCCTCGTAAGTGTCTCTACGTCCACAGCATTTATCAAAATTATTGTTATCGTAAATAGAGTAGATATAGAAATTTTCTGGTGCAATATAAGGGCGAATATAGCTGTATAAGCCACGAGCTCTAAACCAAGCAAAGACATCTGTCCACGTAGGAATAATTGCAATCTTGTCAAGTAAATTCTTGTCAAGTGTTTTGTATGTTAAATTTTTCATTTCACCACAAAACACTACGTTATAACCTTTATTACAGTCCTGAACAAGGAAGGGCTCAATTAATTGTGTGTAATCAATAGCAAATGTACAAGGCTCATCAAAACCTATTGCTTTAAGTTCTTGGGCTATATCCAAAGGTACAAGCCAATTGGGGTAATTCAATTTATTATTCATATCTCTATCCTTTAAATAAATACATTGACCAACTTATAGCAACCTCTTCATTGCGATTGTCCAATTCTTTGAGTAAATTACCTATTTCTTTATCCTCACTAAGTTCAGGAGGAATTTGTAAATAGAGTTTTTTCATTATTTCATTATGAAAACCAGTGTGTTTCTCAATCTTTGAGAGGTGTGTTTGCGCCTCTTTCAGATAACTTAATAATTCTTGTTTATTCATCTTGTTTGTCTTTGATAAATTTTCGGTTAATAATTCTTCCTTTTCTGCTTTTGATTTCGTTGTAGGCGATATTGAGGCACTCCTCAAGGGTGGTGTTTGCCGAATGAGCTATACTATTCAGATGCTTAAGTATATTAAAACCACTCAAAAAAGGAGATGGTTTAACAGTAGAATACTTATTAAGAGCCTCGTCAAAGAATAGGTTTATTATTGATTTATTGGCGTAAATAGCTGATAAGGTATGAGGTGTATCAGCCCTAAAAGGCTCGGACAAGGCTTTTTTGATAATCGCTTCTACATTTTCATTTCTGAAATAGCAGTAGTTAATGAGGGTTACCATTACATCGCCTATGGCATCTTGGACAGCTGGGCGGTCGTTATCATAACACGCTTTGATGAGTTCGCCTACTTCCTCGTGGGTTTTGAGGAGTTCGTCAAAGGGCGTTAGTTGCTTATAGATTTCTCTTTCTTTTGCCCACTCTTGGATAAGAGGGACGAGTTCTTGGATTGTTCTCATTTTCTTTGTGATTTTAATGTTATTAGTCTATTTCCACTTCGTATGCCCAATCCATAGCATCTCTTTCTCTTATGTTGTAAGCAAGCCAATCAAACGCTTCTGGATACTTGCTACTTTCACAATCTTCAACAGAAAATCCATAGTCTGCCATTTTATCTAATTGTTCAAATACTTCATCGGAGACTTCTACATCTGATAAACCTACAGTGTAGGTTACTTTTACGGTTAAATCTTTGATTGTTTTCATTTTTTTCGATTTTTTTTAGTTATTAATTCTTCTCTCATTCCCATACAGTAGGAGCGGTAATTGATGTTAGACTCTCTCGTTAGTACATAGTCGTACCATTGCAGTATCTTTCCTTGAGGTTTGTTGTGCTTCATATCATAGTATATATCCTCGATATTGAAAATATAGTCGGATAGGCATATAATACCTATCCCTACATCGTAATTGTCAAATTCAAATTGTAGTTCTTGCTTGTGGCAAAATTCCTTGATGAGGTTGCGTGCTGCGTACTCGAATAACTCGACTACTTCTTGTTCTTGTGGTGATTGTTTTTTCATTATTCTTTATACTTTTCGTTAATTACATCTAAATGCTGGTATATCATTTCTGATAGGTCGTTAGAGTACGACTCAAAGGCGTCTAATAGAACTTTGTCGTCTTTCATTGTTTTCTTAAACTGCTTCACGGCTTCTCCGCTGAAGTGTTTAAGCTGTCTGAATGAACGTTTAAATTCTCTGCTGAATTTTTTGTCGTCAATTCCGTGCATTAGTTCGTTAAGGCTATCGGCATACGATAGGGCAAGGATTGCGTAATGGGCTATTTTCTCACGCTTTAGCACGGGCATTACTATTGCTTTGTCGTGCTCGGCTATTGCAATATTCATTAGGCTTTGTGCTTCTTGAGGGGTTATATTTAGCCCTCTTACACGGAGTTCTGTTATAAATCTGTTGTTGTTCATTTTTTCAGTGTTTTTGTGTTCGATTAGTGTTCGCTTAGTGTTCGGTTAGTGCTCGCCTTGTGTTCGGTGTTTATTGTAGCGATAACATTTCCGATAGTTCTTTGCCTTCTGTGATGAGCCAATTATAATAGAATTGCAAGGTTACTTCTTGTTTTACACGTAATATATTACCTTCTTTGTCTGTTTCTCCTTGTTGAAATATGCTGATAAGGTTTTTTGCCGTGGTAAACTCTTTATTATCCTTGGCGATGGCTTGCTGGTGTCGAAGCCGTTTGTCGGTTTCACTTCGCATTAGCTGCTTATCACGTTCTGTTAGTGTAGCAAAGTATGGTTTGAGCGTTCCTCGCTTCAGTAGGGTTTTGTATACTTGTGCGGCTGGGAAAGGCATTGTTTTTGTTTCTTTGTATTCCAAAAAATGGTTGATTAAACACTGTTGTATATTAGCCTCTTTTTCTTCTTCTGTTATCATTGGGATTGTTGTTTTAGGTTCGTTACTAATGCTGATATGGTGCTCTACTTGCGTCTTTTGCCTCCATTCGATATATTTTTCGAGTACGGTAGATATGTAGGACACATCAAAGAAATGAAAATGGTTGGTTATCTCGCCAAATTCCTTACTTCTATCCATCTGAAAGGCTTTGTATATCTCTTGAAAAGATAACCCTGAAAAACGGCTGAAAACAGCATTCCATATTTCTTGCTTTTGCAAAGGGTCAATTTCGCCTTTTACGCCTACAAGTGCTGCAATGCGGGTGAATAGCAGTCCGAATATAGGAGCGATTGCTTCGCGGTCGAGGTTTTTAAGGATTGGGTATTGGTGTCCTGTTTTAGCTATTGCCAAAGGTGTGAGTTCCCCAACCTGTACTATTTTGTCTAATATCCTCTGCTGTTTGTCGTCCTGCAACGTAGGGAGGTTTTCCGCTTGGAGGTGTGTAATGGTTTGTGGGTGTGATGATATTTCCATATTCGTCGATGATTGTTTGTTGTGGTGATTGTAAGGGGGCTTGTGTGCTGTGTAGCCAATCAGCCTCAAAGCCTTTCCACTGTTTTTGTACTATGATGCTCAGTACTGTGTTTATATCCTGATTTGTTTTTCGCACCTGCTCAATGAATGTTTTAAATGCGCGCTCGGTATTGACGGCTTTCTTTGCCTTGCGTATCTTTAACCACTCATCTACAAGTTCAGGAGCAAAACCTTCTGATAGCATTGCTTTTCTGAAATTGAAAGGAGGGGGGGCGGGCGCAACAGGGGGGGAGGTTTCTTTTTCGGCGTTTAAAGGCTGATTGTTTTTTTCTTCCTCGCCAAAATCGACACTCGTGCTTTTTTGTTTCTTTTTTTCTAAAAAAGAAATATTTACTTTACTTTCTTTTTCTTTACTTTGTGGAGTTTTTGCAGTATTAATGGTAGTTTCTGTAACATTAATGGGGGTTTCTGCAGCAGAAACTATCAAAAAAGGTAGGCTATCGCTAAGGCTATTGCGTTTCATAGCCTCAAAATATCGTCTTTGTATGCCTCTACTTGTAAGTACGTTATCCGAATTAAACAGCCCTTCATCAAAGAAGTTCCACCTAACTAAGCGTTGTACTATTTCTGTAAGTAGTTCTTTGGAGATTGATGGTAATGTTTTTAGCATTTTCATCTGTAGCATTTCCGACCACTCTATGAAATATCCGTTACGGTATATCGCAGCGAGGAGTTTTATGGCTACAATCTCACCTTTTATCCCAAATTCGCCTGAGATAGCTTCTATCTTTTCGTCATTGAAAAAATCCACATCAAAAGGAAAGTAGTCAAGTCCGGTTTTTTTAGGTCTTGCCATAGTCTTTTAATGTTTAAAAAACTCCCCTTGCCCTTAACTTGCTCTCTGGACAATGGCACGCCAAATAATAACGCTCGCCAAAGACAAGGGGAGACAAATGAATGAAATATTAGACTGCTTGTTTTTGTGCTGCCTCTGCTTCGTCTATAAGGTCAAAAAGCGTTGGCATACTTACTTTTTGTTTTGCTGCCTCGCAATAGGCTGCACCGTCTAAAAAGTATTGTGGATTGAGTTCAAAACCTACTCCATAACGACCTTTAAGCACTGCACGATAGGGTACTGTCATTAACCCTCCAAAAGGGTCTAATACTACATCACCCTTGTTGCTCATCTGCTCAATTACACGGTCGGCAATGTCAAACTGCATTGGGCAAAGATGCATCTCTTTTCCTTTGCTCCATTGTGATCCGTTTAGGGTAAGCATACGGGTTACATCCGTCCACACTTCATCACTCCAGCTTTGAGGCTGTAAGAGCATAAACGAGGTGGGCAATTTGCCGTGTAGGTCTAATGTTTCGGCTATTTTTACATTGAAATCGTGATTATAGATTGTTTCTAATGAAAAACGCTTATACTCTTGGAATATGCTATCGTGAGGCAGTTTAGCTAACTCTTCAGGCATTAAACAGCGGTTACCTGAGGAGCGTGTAAATCCGTGTGCGTCTATCTGCCACTTAGCACGTGTGTAGTCTTTCTTGCTCTTAATTACAGGCTCATCAGCATAAGCGTTAGTTTTATCGGTTGCGGGTTTTCTGAATAGTAAGAGATATTCGGGCATTCCTACACCCATCTTAGTACCGTCCTTGCATTGCTCGCTCCACCCTAACCGATGAGTTTGTTGGTTCTCTCTTACCACATCGGTAACGATAGTCTTCATACCCATATAGGCAAACCCGTGCTTGGTGTAGTGCTGTATGCAATCTACGTGAAAAGGGTAAACAGTTTGCACGCCCATTCCTGATAACCCCATTGGTACAATTCTGTCCTTAACGTGTATTGCGGCTATCCTCCCAGGTTGTAGCACTCTGAATAAGTTAGGGGTAAGGTAGTCCATTTGCTTAAAAAATTCCTCATTGCTTTCAGAATGTCCAAAATCAGCATAATTAGGAGAATACTCGTATTGGGTGCTGAAGGGTATTGAGGTAAGGATAAGCCCTACACTGTTGTCTTTTAGTGCGTGTGGGTTTTCGTTAGGATTGAGTTCTACTACATTGTCGTTATTTACGATATGGTAGTAATCATTTTTTATCTCAATACGCTCCACGCCTATTTTGCGAGTGAGCACTTGAGCCATTTCAGAATGAGAAAGTCCGTATTTTTTAATTATTTCAGTCATATTCTTTACGAGTTTATTATGGTTTTTCCACTTGTTTTCTAAGGTTTTACGCACGTTGCGCTCGGCTTCGGTATAGATTAAATCTACTCGCACCACGTTCTTCTGTAGGAAACGTTGCAGGCGGTGTGTAGATTGAATAAAGTCGTTAAACTTATAACCTATCCCTAAGTATATTGCCCAACTGCAATACCGCTGAAAGTTACACCCTGAGCCTGCTATCACAGGCTTTGCTCCTAACTCTTGCAACTCGCCATAAGAGAATTGCTTTATTATCTCCTCACGCTTTTCAAAATCCTGAGAGCCATATATTGATTTTAGTGTTGGGATAGCCTTTTCGATTGCTTTGCGTTCGCTCTCTAAGTCGTGCCATATTACACGATGTGCTTCAGGGGCTTCAGCACGGAGTTCTAACATTTTAGCAATGCGATCATCTAATGACTCCCTTTTTTCTTGTGCTGATTGTTGTAGCCCCAGTGCAGTGTCTTTAAACAACTTTCCTTGTCCGTCTTTCTCTACTCCTGCATTTTCGTGATTAGTAGGTATTTCGTGCCAACGCAAATCTAAGTCGGGGAGTATGTAGCCCATATCGTCTGCTTCGTTTTGGGTAATATCAGAAGGCTTTGTAACGAAAAGCCCCCAAGAGGACACCCATAACCAAAATTCCTCTTCTTTATGAGCGTGCAAAGTGAGTTTGTCTGCTTTGGTACTATCACGTTTAAAGAAGCGTGTTTTGGCTTGTGATACGTCCATTACCCCTAAAAAGTCAGCATACGCTAATAACTCTATATAATCATTAGGGGAGGGAGTGGCCGTGGCTACAAATCGGTATTTGATATTGTCAGCACCTCTACGCTGTTGCATAGGACCAGCGTCGCCTGTGAATAACCTCATAAACTCACGGAATGTTTTAGAGCCTCCTAAGCCCCTGAGGATACTCGCCTCGTCAAGGCTTGCCGCCTGAAAGTGTCGAGGATCTAATTTGCCGTCTCTGATACTTTCATAATTGGTTAGGTAGATACCGTCCTTATCGTCAGTTTCTTCAATTCTGCGGATAAACTTAGGGGCTACCTCCCAGCCGAGAATATTCTTAGCGTCTTCGACAAACTCTTGTCGTACAGATAGCGGGCAAACTATTAGCCCTTTGCCACCTCCTAACTTTTGAAGGACTACCCTAACAGCTTCCAGCTGTGTAACGGTTTTGTGAAGCCCAAAGGACGCAAAACAAGCACGCCTACCGCCTTCGACCATCCACTTTACCATTAATCGGTTGTGGGGCTTCATTCGTGGGTTAATCTCATCAAGGCTACAAGGAAACCCTTGTTTAGGAGCAATTTTGATTTTGTTCTTTAAAAACTCTTGATACTCATTCATTT